AGAGGTACACGACCCTTGATCAGTTAACACGCGACGTATCTTCAGAAGAAGAATAAGCTGAGGCAGTGGGCTCGAGAAAGAGGGATGAGACTTGCCCTTTTTGTGATTCGTAAATATAACATCAAAATTGATTATGTGCGAAATGAGCTTTCTTATGACTTGACTGGTAAACGCAAGGGTCCATTAGTTCGTTATGCGATCTTAGACAATCAATCGGTAGATGATGCCCAAAAATATTTACTTACTCATCTAAATAGTAATTATGATCTTTTTAGAGGTGAACAAGAGGTATTGTTTGGTCTTAAGGGTAATTCTGTCATGCAAAATCCAGAGCATAAAGCAATGTTAGTTGAGGCTTCCAATATGTATCGAATGGTAATTCCAACTTTGCCATCTGATTGGTTGCCAAGTGAAACAACATTTAATTTTATTCAGACTAATGTTGCTGATTTGCTTTGGGAGTACGATAAAATTCGATTTGCAAAATATGATATTGTACCTACAGATATCCGGATAGTTTGCCCCCATAATTGGCTAGTAACAAATAAGATTTATAAGGAAAGATATGATGAAAAAGGATTCCCAACCTTGGTAATTTTGTGTTTACGAGCTCTTTCAGCCTATAATAAAGCTTACGGGGGGAATGCCTATTATCCGAATGTTTCGAATGCAGCATTTAATCCTTTGATTGGGTTGGGTGAAAGATTGTCTCGTCTGCCTAAAAATTATGTAGGCTTTCTTCCAGGATTTAGCTTTAATAATGTTCATCGGGGACTGAATTTTTATTATAAGCATTGTGTTAAGTTGCGTAAATTTAGGTTTACATTTGATCCTAAAGACTTAGATCTATTTAAGTGGAATAATTCGAAGTGTGGCTATAGGAAATGGCCCCATCTTGATCCAATTAAATTAGATGAATTCTCAACAGTTGTCTTTACGGATAAGCCTAATAAACGTCAGGCTCAGCGAACTTTAATGAAGGAGTTTTTAGAATCTGTATTTATTGCGCTGGATGACACTGCTTGTGGGTTAATTCCATTTGAAAAGAGACTAAAGCAATCAATCACAACAATGTCTGTAAAAAATCAGAATTTGAGTCCAACTGATGATGGGTGTCCATCTGATAAATCTCTAAAGGATATGTTCCATAAGTCACGACTATTTTTTCTTTCTAACGACTCTCAACTTCATAAATTTTTCCTCACAAGAGTAAAGGCTGAGAGAACCTACTTTCCTGACTGCTATGCAATAAATTCCAATATACCAGCAAATAATATGACAGTAAATATATCAATTGGGTTCGCTTGGATTAGAGGAGGAGCCGCAATGTTATTTAATGCTTTGAACGGACTTGATTGTGACCAGTATAAGAGAGTAAGTTTGCCGGGGGATTCTCCCGAAAATGTTTGCTGTACTTACAAATGGGTAAGTAGTGGCACTCAGTTAATCGCTTCTGGTGACATTAAATCATTGGATACGTCAATAACAGCAATTCCTTTAGTGCTTTATCTTATGTTTGCTCAAGTGTGGATACTTCGTGATGATAGTGATCCAAATTATCGAATGTTCCAATATATATTAGAGGCTTGTTCTGAGCATCTTGCTGGAAAAACTGTTCGTTGGCTACATGATTTTATTTTGCTGATTGGAGTAATGCCTTCTGGATCACTTGAAACTTCGCATGGCGATTCTTGGATTGTTGGGGTAATTTATTGGATGAGTTATATATTTGCTGAAATGGATGCTGCTACTCGTGATGATCGTCGTTTAATTTGGAAGTATTTGAGTAAGCGAATGATAGCAATATTCGTTTATGGAGATGATTTTCTGAAGACTTATCCTCGTGATATTGCGCACATTGTAAATGTTAAAAGATTTGCGAAATATTTGGAGTATTCTCATGGAATCCAAATGAAAAATATGGAAGAGTTTCAAAGTCTTAAGTCTTATTACCGAGTTGTGGCTAATGAAATAGTCGAACCAATTTATAGGGGTCCTAGTTATCTTAAACGACAATTTTTGGATTCAGCAAATTTTAATTTGGAACAGTTGTGTCCAAAAATTGCGCCAATTGTTTCTTATCGTCCTTTTCCCCAATATCAGTGGAGAGCTGGTGTTCCAAAAGATCGGGATGCTCCAATTTATGTGAATTTAGCACGACTTTTGGGGTTGGTGTATGATACACTTGGAATTGACCCTATATCTTATCATTTTTTAGAGTATCTTTACCAAATGACTTATCGAATATCTGAGAAATTGGTTGGTAGGGCCTTTATTGAAGCGAATATGCGAATTTGGATAGAGCAAGATTCTAAGTATCTGAATAAAATAAATTATAAGCTTCCTCATTATAATTTTCCAACTCGGGCTGAATTACTTTCACTAAATATTTTGGATCGTGAGTATCATTATCCTCGTAATGTTGGTACTTGGCAGCAGCATTTAGTTGATGATACTTGGTGGTAGTGTGAAATTTCACATGCTCTATACTAGAGCAGCCCCACCCGCTAATCCTGGGTTAAGAGGT